CAAAAACAGAAAGAAACAATCCAGATAAAGTTAGCTATGGTTTTATTGCTCAAGAAGTGAAAGAAGCTATGGATAAAGCTGGGCATTCAGATTTTACAGCATGGAGTGAGGGTGAAGATACAATGCAAATGCTTGCAGAATCAGCATTAATCACTCCATTAGTGAAGGCAATACAAGAATTAACCGCAAGAGTTAAAGAATTAGAATCGAAACTTTAAATAATACAAGGAGTCAATAATGGCTAAAGAAAAAAAAGAAAAGCCAGTTCTTAATCTTGATGACAAAGAATATGTTATTGAGGATATGACTGATGAGCAGAAGATGATGGTGAACCATATTAATGATATACAAAACAAGCAAAATAACAATGCTTTTATAGCTGACCAATTACAAGTTGGAAAGGAAGCATTTATTAATATGCTTAGAGATTCATTAAATAAGGAAGAAGATAGCTAATGATTGTCAGGAAGTGTAGTCAAGGTCATCATATAAGACTCCATAGAAATACAACTAAGGGTGTAAAACGCACTAAAACTTACAAAGATGGAACTGTTGAAACCTTGACCTACCCTTCTGCGTATAACTATTTTCTTGATGTTGATGGCGAAATAATAAAAAAAAGTAATAGCTTTAAAGTAATAGAAGAAGAATATGTTAAGGAATGTGCTAAAAAACATAGTGATGGTCATGGTAGGCTTATTATTGGAAAGCATAAATTAGTAGACGGTGTAGCTACAAAACTATAAAGGAATAAAAAATGGCTACTGGATTATACAAATACACAGCTAAAGAAGCATCTAATTTATTATTAGGTCAGAATGGTTTTGATTTAATAGCAGAGCACGACACTAATACTGTTAATCCAGACACAGGTTCTTGGATAGCTATTCAAGCTCTTGGTAGGGGTGGGGGTGATGCGGCTGTTGAATTTTTAAAGTTAAAAGTTACAACAAATATTGGTGACGACATAACTAGTTTTTTTTACATGATACCCGGAGAAATATTATATGGAAATTTTAATGGCATTATTAATCATACAGATTCTACAGCAACGTGCATAGCTTACAGAGGATAAGGAGAACAGATAGACTCAAAAGAAGATTTGGGCATTTAAAAAAACAAGAACAACTAAGTATATTTAAAAGGGTTTTAAATTGGATAAAAACAAAAATTTTGAGAATGAAGTAAATGAAATTATATATGAATACATCAGTACATCTTATAATATTCCTGTTGTGTATACTTATGTTGGTTAGTACAGTAGGGTGCGAAGGTTGGTCTGTTATGGGGTATGCTCTTGATAAATCACAAGATAGTACACAAGTAATAATTGAAGAGATAAATGAATGAGAAACCAAATACCGCCAGAAGTTATCGCACTACTATTCTTGATGACAACGCCATTGTTAGTATTAATCTTAAGTGGCTTGGTCAAATTGGAGTACTTATCGGAATGCTGGTGTATGGCTATTGGCAAATTGAAACAAGAATTTCAAACCTTGAAGATAACATTACTACAGCAAATAAACAAATTGGGGATTTACTTAATAAACATATCGTGGAAGAAAGGATTGAGCGAGAAGAGCTGGCAGAGAAAGTAGCTTTTTATGAAAAAGAATTTAACATTAACCCACTTAGCTGGGGAAAGAAAAAGAGAAAATAATGGATTTTATGCAAATATATGGCGAAGCTGGAATGATAGGAGTAGTTGGAGCTATGTTTGTTTATTTAGTAGTTTCGTTATCCAACAAGTCTGCGAAGCAACAAGAAACATTAGAAGCTTTAAAAGTAGAGAATGCTGGTCAATCTGAAACGTTGCAGAATATGGAAGGTATGATTATAAAATTAATTAACAGGTGGAACCAATCCGATGATAAACTTGATAGAAAGTTTGACGCATTAACAAAAGAAGTTAATGACCTTGATAATCAAGTATCAGAAATAAAAGGTTCTTTATCAAGAATAAATGGAAAACACTAGTATGGATAGTTTAAAGGTTTCAGCATTATCTTTTGCTAATTATGGCATACATTTAGCAAATATAAATTTGATATTACAATGCATAATAGGTATTATGACTATTGTGTATCTTGGTTATAAAATAAAAACAGTTAGGAGAAATAAATAATGTTAATGAAAATGGTAGCTGATGAATTATTTTCAGATGAAACTAGAGATGAGCTTATTGACGAGATTAATAAATCTGTTGATATACCTATATTATCAGAGAAAACAGAAAAAGCTATAATGGAAGCTATTTGGAAATTAATCAAAGCAGTGTTAATAAAAAAGATGGGTATATAGAATGGATATGAATGTTGTATACACTATAGTTATTTCTTGTGCCTTATCTTCTTCCGATAAGATGAAAATTAATAATCACAATGTAGAAGAATATTTACATCTTGGTAATGCATCGTATACTTTAATGTATGGAGATGACATTAAGAAGAAAAGAAAAAAGAAAAAAAAGCTAGCTGAAAAAGGCAAGAAAAAAAAGAAAGGGTTTTTTTCTAAAGCTTTTGGTTCTAAATAGTGGCTTCAAGAAAAAGACAGAAACCAATAAGAAGAACTACTGGCAAAGGTGGTAATTACAGACCTACTAAGTCAGGAGCTGGTATGACTAAGAAAGGGGTTAGGGCTTATAGAAAAGCCAACCCCGGTTCTAAGTTAAAAACAGCAGTTACAGGCAAAGTTAAAAAGGGAAGTAAAGCCGCCAAAAGACGTAAGTCTTATTGTGCTAGGTCTTTAGGTCAATTAAAAAGAAGTTCTGCTAAAACTAGAAACAATCCCAATTCTAGAATAAGGCAAGCACGTAGAAGGTGGAAGTGTAGATAGAATGGTTAAAAAAGTAAAAGGAGTATCTGTAGCAAGCTTAACAACTAGGCAGGCAAACGCTATGAAGAAACACGCAAAACACCATACTGTTAAGCATTTAAAGTCTATGGTTACTGCTATGAAGAATGGTAAAACTTTTACCCAGTCTCATAAAATAGCACAAAAAAAGGTAGGTAAGTAATGCCAAAGAAAAAGAAAAAAGGTTTGTACGCCAACATACACGCTAAAAGAAAAAGAATAAAAGCTGGCAGTGGTGAAAAAATGAGAAAGAAAGGTGCTAAAGGTGCACCTAAAGCTGGTGCATTTAAAAGAGCCGCTAAAACAGCAAAGAAAAGAAAAAGATAATATGTATAAGTTTGGTAAAAAAAGCAAAAAACGACTTAAGGGTGTTGACGCTAGATTAGTTAACGTGCTTAATGAGTTAATTAAAATTATGGATGTTACCATTATAGAAGGATTGCGAAGTGAAGAACGTCAGAAAGAGCTGTTGGCTAAGGGGGCGACGAAAGTAAAGTACTCTAAACACATGGAAGGCAAAGCGGTAGACTTAGCCCCCTACCCAATAGACTGGGAAAACAGAGACGGGTTTCACTATATGGGTGGAATGATTCGTGGTATAGGTAAACAACTTGGAATTAATATACGCTGGGGTGGAGACTGGGATAGTGATGGAGATGTAAAAGATAATGGTTTCGATGACTTAGTTCATGTGGAGTTACGAGACTAGTGCCTAAACAATACTTTTCTATAAATAACTTTGGTCAAGGAATTAACAATGTTAAAAATCCTAGAGATTTAAGTGTTGGAGAAATGGCTGAATGCATTAATTTTAATGTATCTAAAAACGGAGAGTTAATACCTAGGTCAGAATGGAATACTGCAACAAATGGCAGTGCATTGACATTAGCCAATAACACAGTTGATGTAGCAACGGCATCAATAAATCCCGGATATGGTTTATTTTATTTTGAAGCTGATGACCCTGTTGGTGTTGGTGGTGTGACAGCAAGAGCCAGTGGTGCTACAAGTATATCTCAACATAGTTCTGGTAATTACGCAATACTATTTCACGATACAAATAAAGTTTGGATTAATGATGATAATTTTTGGACTGCAAATAATTTAATATCTGCCGTTGGAGACTTACCTCAAAAAATTGTAATTTCTGGAGCAAGTCAATCTGGAAACAATGGAGTAAAAACTATTGTAGGAATATTATCACAAGCTACAACTGCTAACGCATCTATTGCTAGCAGTAACGACCACACAATGAACGGAGCCTATGTTTTAAACACATTGCAATTAGCTGAAAATATAACTAATGAAAGTGTTTCAGCTGATACAGATGTCAACTTTAAAAGACCGGGTTTTGTTGGTGATTATATGTTGGCAATAGGAAATACAGACGATGGAAAAGTTGATGTGTTTATAGACAGTAATGGAAGCTGGACAACAGATGCTATCACAATAGTAACAGATACTGATAGTGCTCCTCAGTTTGTTTATTACTACACTGGTGGAGTTTTAAGAGTAGCTGATGGGAACCATAGTAATCTTTCAACTCCTAAATGGTTTGGTCATATAGAAAGAGAACAGTTTGTTGTTGGCGACACAGTTGGAACTACTGTATCTGCTAATATGTACGCAGAAGACAACACACTTTCTCCACCAAGTGATTGTGATAGAACAGCTTCTAGTTCATTAGATGGTGCTGATGAGTACTTACCAACAGGTGGAACAGGATGGGGTTTATGCGTTGAAACAAGCACAGAAGATGGTGAGTGGGAAGGTAAGAGTTATGAGTTTGGAGGAACCTTTATATATGATGGAAACCAAGAATCTTTAATAACGTTGTTTTCTGGTGGAGCATTTAATCATAGCGAAGGTAAGAAGTTTAATGTAAATGTCTACGCTAACACAGTTGGTAGTTCTGCTAATGGTGACTATCCTAAAAGAGTTAGCGGTGGCAGAATATACATAAGAGAATCTGGGAGTAATGAAGAGTGGATTTTATTTATAGATATAGATATTAAAAATGGAGCTAGGGCTAGCTTAAATGATATCTTTTCTAATTGGAACGCAGATGGAACTGGAGAGTTTAGAATATCTGCAACAACAACTCATGGAGATTTTGACCTGCAATCATCAAAACCAAACCTAGATTCATACGAGTCTTTAAATGGCTTTGCTCCGTCCACAAAACAGATAGCCTTTGGTCAACTAGGCTCTGGTTATAAAACAGCCGTAATAGGGGGAAATAGAGCGTTTGTGGCTAATGTTAAGTATGACGATGGTTCAGCTGGAGCCACTGATGTAAATACAATCTTTCCTCACTTTGGTGATAGGATAATGTTTAGTCAAATTGGTAAGTATGACACATTCCCAGAGTTTAATAAACTTGATGTGACTAAAGGAGACGGAGAGGATTATACTTGTTTAGCTTATTACTCAGATAGGTTATTAGCTTTTAAACAAAGAACTTTGCAAATATTAAACATAGCATCACCATCTCCAAGTGGTTGGTTTTTAGAAAAAACAGTTCCGTATGCTGGTGTTGAATATACTTATAGTGTAGCTAATACAGAATTTGGAGTTGTTTGGGGTAATAAAAATGGAGCTTACTTATTTAATGGAACAGATGTAGTTAATATCACTGATGGAAGAATCGCAGATACTGGTCAGTCTGTTTTGTCTGGAACTGAATGGTCTAATTTTACCAATCCAGTTGTTGGTTATATAGCAGAAATTAAACAAGCTATTTTTATTGACCAAGCTCAAGACGCAGAAGACGCATTCTATTACGACTTCAGATACAGGAGTTGGTATTTTGGAAAAGATGCGGCTCCAAATGCAAATAATGCGGCACTTAGCTCTGGTACAACTTACGATGCTCATATATCTAACATGGTAAATGATAGTAGTGGTAGGCTGATTGTTGCTTATGATACTGATGATGTTGATGTTAATGGTGCTGGAACAGGTAAGGTTATAGTAACTCAACACCAAACTGCAGAGCAAGGTCATAAGTATTATAGATTGCAAACTCCAGATTTAGATTTTGGTAAGCCCGGAAATAAAAAGAAAATTTACGCATTGTATATTAACTACAGGCATAGTGGCTCTACCGCTATCAATGATTCTGAAGTTGAATTTATGATAAACCAAAGTGGAACTTGGGTTTCTTTGAACGCATCATCATCTACTATACCTCAAACACACTCTAGTAATAAGTATTACAGCACATTAAAATTACCTTTAGTTGATTCAGCTAAAGACTTAACACCTTGTCAAAGTATAATGTTTAGGTTTAATTTTGATAACTTAGCTGAAGATTCTAAATTTTCCATTAATGATATTACGGTAGAATACAGAGTTCTATCCGCTAAGGCGGCATAATGTCAGAAAGAAACATAAGAAAAATACAAAATTCTACTAGGTCTTTAGAAACAGATTCTATTATAACTAAAGATTCTCCAAATGGCGTAACAAATTTTACACTAAGTAATAACAGGCAGTTGGCAATGGTTAGGAAACAGCAAGGTAAGTTATGGAAAATGTACTTATCTGCAGACGGAAACCAATATGTTGATAGAGTTCTTACTACAAGAGATTTAAAATACACTCATAAATTTACAGACTATAGAACATTTAATCATAACCTTACAGATGATTTACCAGACACAAAAATATATGTTCCTTGGCAAGGTTCCGGAGAGCAAACTGCTTTATTAGAAGCTAGAAGTGGTTATCTGTCTCCTTATGATATGATTTGTACTAAAATATTTTTTAGAGTTCCACCAATTACCACAGCCGGAACAGATATAGTTTTTAAAATAGAAAAAATAACAAACGGTAGTACAACAGTAAGAGAAGTAGCGACCCACGATGCCACTGCAGACTGGTCAAATAATAGTTATATTGAGATAGGTATAAATGATTGGAGTGCAGAACCTAAAATAGCTACTGGAGAGTTAGCTGGAATAAGTTTACAAGCAGATAATACTAACATAGTAACTTCTGAAAAACATTTTTTTATGACATCCGTATGGAAAACAAACGTAATAGCTTAAGAGGTTAAATTATGATGATGAAAAAGAACACAATACAAGGATACCTAGGAGGTGGGTATGTTCAACCTCTTGGCTATCAAAGAGGTGGAAGAACTAATCAGCTTATGGCTAGAATTAGTGCAATGAGAAAACAGAGAGCTGGTCAAGATGCAATAGCTGATGCAACTGCTTCTGCTCAATCCGCAAAAAATAAAATATTAGGATATGGAAAAGGACTTGCGTCTTTAGCTGGTCTTGCGGCTCCTTTAGTAGCAAATGCAATTCTTCCCGGCTCTGGATTACTTGCTGGTGCAGTAGGTAAAGGTTTAGTAGCTGGAGGTATGGGAGCTTTAGGTAGGTTTACAGGGGAAAAATTAGGTGAAAAACTGTCTGATGCACCAGATGCTCCAGACCCGGGAACTTGGGGTCAAAAACAATTAGATGAAATCAAAGACTATAGAGCAGGTTTAAGAGATGATAGTCTTGAAAGGTCTTTGGCTTCTGGAGCTGTTGCTGGTGTTACTGCTGGAGTAAAAGCGGCTGATATTGGTACAAAATTAAAAAAATTAAAAGATGCTGAAGAAGTTTCTAAAGTAGCAGAGGTAACTGGAGCTTTGCCAGAGGGCGGTTTTAAATCTGCATTAGGTTTTAATCCGTCTGGAGAGGGTGGATTAACTGTTGGTCTTGGTGAATTTACACCAAAAAATGCGGCTGGTATGGCTGGATACTCAAAGGGATTTTCATTTGGAGACTTAAGTCAGGCTAATTTAATGGATGAAAATATAAAACCTTTTGGAGAATTTACGTATAATGAGGGAGGCAACTATGCGATGGGTGATTTAATGGATGAATATAACAAGTTAAATCTACAAAAAGGTGGTATGATAAATGGTTATCAAACTGGAGGTTTAAGTTCACTTATGAGGTCTTTTGGTGGAGAGGGAAATATACTAGAGACACCAGATGTTGATATGCCTTCTTATTCTCCTGAAAACTTAGTTCAATCTGGAGCTGATTTTAGTGATATGTATGATAAAGGAGTTGGTCAAGACAGTTCAATTCTGAAAGCTATACAAGAACTTAACCAAATGAATGTTGATGAGGCTGAAGACAGGTATCAACAAAGTCTTGTTGATATGGATAAAGGTGATTTAAAAAGTCTTCAACAATTAACTAAACAAGTAAAAAATGTAGCAAGACCAGATACTCCTTATTATTATACTGATACAGGAGAAGTTGATATCCCAAGACAAATGAAGTCTCGGTTTATGAATCAACCAGAAAAATTAGAACCTATGATGAATCCATTTACAGGAGAAGAGCTGGGAGAAGCTCCTGTTTCTGGTATGGGCAATATGAATACATTAGGAAATCCATACAAAGATATTTTAGAATTATTAGAAGAAAAAAGAGGTGGAGCTGAAATGTTTAGGCAGAATTTAATAACCAATCCTGAATCAGACGCTTTTGGTAATGAGCTATACACAATGGAAAGAAGAAGGGATATTCTAGATATGCTTGGAGAAGGCAACCAGATGGGAGGAATGATTGATGGATATATGGGTGGAGGAATGATGAATAAGTATATGAAAGGCGGTATGACACCTAAAAGAAAAAACTATAGAGGCGGAGGCTTAATAAGTATGATGCCTTTTAACAGGAGGATAGTATAATGCATTTTGGGAATGACCCTAAGCCCGGAGATAACACAACAAGTCCTATCTTTGTTGAGAATGATGAGTATGTTGTTAATAGAAATGCGGCTAGAAAATTTAAACCTATGTTAGATACTTTAAATTTTGTAGTAGAGCCTAGGTTTGATAACGAAAATACAGCTCATTCTGCAATAGATGAAGCTATAGCTATGAATTTTTTATCTGAAGTTGGTATGCAAAAAGGTGGTCAACTAAAATCAATACCTACTGGGAACAAAGGATTATCTAAGTTACCTGAAAACGTTAGAAATAAGATGGGGTATATGCAAGAAGGTGGAGAAGTAGAAGACAAAAGAGACCGTAAAGGTGGATATTCTCTTGGTGTTAAAGACTACTATGCTCAAGCATTAGACGAGTTTGAAAAGATGGGTGACTTTGTTGGTGGAGCTACTGGGTCTAATAGAAGAGCTATATTAGAAGCGGCTCAAAAAGCTGGAGAAATTATGGAAACTCAAGAAGCTTTAGATGCATTGCAAATGATAATGGATAGACACCAACAAGGAACTATGAATGTTATGGCTAACCCTAGGCAAGGCTATCAATATGGTGGGATGACAGAAAATCAGTTGTATGAACAATTTGGCGGTAGACTTACTTATGGAGCAGATAGAGAAGATTTTAAGAAAGCATATGGAACTCCAGATGTATCTTCTTTTTTAGAAGCAAGAGAAACTATGGGTGCTAGAGGAAGACAAGACTTAAAAAATATAAGACAACAACAAGCTGGAGCATTGTTCCAAGACCCTACAGCAACGACTCAAGCATACCAGTCTTACGAAACTGGAACACAAAGAGCCTTAGACCAAGCATTAGAGCAATCTGAGTTAGATGCTTTAAGCTACTTAGCTGATGTTGAAGCTGGAGGTGCTAGTTTTGATGAGGGATATACAGCACCTACTCAACCTACTCAACCTGTTAATGCTCCAAGAGCAGGGCAAAGAGGTTTTTCAGCAGGAGCCAGTAGCCCAGATGGTTCATTTACATTTCCTCAATATGACCCCTTTACTGAAAACAATACATTTACAGCTCCAAATGGAAATGTATTTAATTGGGATACTACACAAAATCAATGGATTAGAGCATCATAGGAGAAACAAATGGCATTACCAAGAATAGTATTAGAAAAAGCACCAACTGGATTAGATGTCCTATTTGAGGAGATTTCTAAATACGCTAGTCCTGAATATCAAAACATGATAAGAGAGAATGAGCGTGCAGATGCTAGATTAGAATTAAGTCAAAACCAGTACAAAGAATCAGTTGAACAAAATAAGCTAACTAGACTTAGGGAACAAGAACAAGACCAATTAGCAAGAGACAAATTTGGATTACAGGAAAAGCAATATGAGTTAGATAGTTTTAAGGATGCATACAATACCACTAAGGCTGAGATAGATGCTAATATAGCGTTTTCATATCCTGACTCACAATCTTTAGCCAACATGGATGTTGATGCTGTTTTAGCTCAAATAAATACTGGTAATCCTGAACATGATAATAAAATTAAACCTAGATTGAGAAAAAATTTACAGGCAAAAAAAGATTTTGCCTTAAGACAAGAATCGTTAGCTACGGATTTTAAGGATAGGTACAACGCAAGAAACCCTAACCTTGCATACTCTATGGATATGGATGACGCTAGAATGTTTATGAAAGACCCTAAAAGTTATCAATCATATCTATATAGTAATTATATAAAAGATAGAAACAATATAACTGATGACGATAAAAGTGCATTATCATACTATACAAATAGATTGGCAAGTTTAGAAACAAAAAGAAATAAACTAGCTGAACAGTTTGCTTTAATGCCTGAAGATGACGAAGCTTATGAAACTACAAAGGCACAACTAGAAACGTTTGATAAAAATATATCTAACTTTGAAGCACAGGCTTCTAAAATTATTGCAAAAGGTCAAGGAGGTGGAGGAGGTGATTTATCAGATGCGTTTATAACTACTAAAGAAAACGGTATAGATGAGCAAGTCAATATACTTGCAAAAAGAGACGAGTTAATAAGAAGAGGTCTTGGAGCTCCCCCTACATTATCAGATGACGGTAGCTACGATTTAGCATTTGGTTCTGATAATGAAGCTGACCAAGTTATAGCAGATAATGCTATAGATACAGCAACAAAAAATATAGCTGAAGACAATGTTGATGATGTCGCATTTGCTAATAACTATACAGACCCAACAGAACTCAGGCGAGTTACAGAGCAAGACCAAGCAATGGAATATAGTAAAAATAGTATTCAGGAAGCTATTGATGCTGGAGAAATAAAAGACAAGGCAGACGCTAAGTCTCTGGGCATATCTGACAAAATAATAGCTGGATTAAATTTTGCTCAAGCAGGAGATACTAGTAAAAGAAGAGATAGTGCTGATGAAGAATTATTTCCAGATACAGGACAAAGCCTAACTAGCGGAAATATTCTTGAGGTAAAATCTGGTTCGTCTAAGGGTAAAAAATTTAATGTTGAAGTTTTAACTAGCAGAATGGCTAACGAATTAAAAAGAATAGATAATTTAAAAGAACGATACAATAAAACTGCACCATCTAATAAAAAAACTATACTAGCTAGAACTCTTTCTGGTAGACAGCAAGAGATAAAAGATATACTAAATCCATATCTTTCATCATCTGGTGATTTTAGAGATAAAGAATATAACAGTAAATTTTATGAAATGCTTTCTAAAAAAACTAATATACCTGTAAATGAATTAAAGCAAATATTAATGAGCAACATGGAGTTTAATATTTAATGCCACAGTTTAATCCAAATATGTCAAAGGAAGAACTTGTAAATACATTTTCTACAAATGCTCCATTTTTAAATACTATGAGCACTAACAGTGCTTATAGATATATAGTAAAGCAATATCCGCAATATAAGTTAAATGAAGAAGAAAAGGAATATAAGCCAGCTACTAGAAAAGAAGAAAACATATGGGACTCCATGCCTGACTGGATTAAGAAAGGGTATAATAACTCATTGCAAGGAATGGCATATGAAATGTCTACTGGTAACAAGAGGTTTGATTTATCTGGATATGACCCCGGAGTTATTGGAGATTTAGGAGCTGGTCTTGCATCTTTTTTTGCTCCAGTAGACCTTGCTACTACAGTAGTAGGTGGTGGTATAGGTGGGATAGTAGCAAAAACAGCAGGTAAAGCTACTATAAAAAAATATATATTTGGTAAATTATTAAAAAGCGGTGTTTCTAGAAAAGTTGCGGCTACATCTGCTAGTAAAGCAGTAGAAACTGTTGGAACTCAAGCTGGTGCTTTTGGTCTGTACTCTGGTGCTTCAGATGCTTTGCAACAACAATTAACAGATGGTTCAATAGATGTTGGAAATGTAGTAAAGGCTGGTGCTAAAGGCACTGTTTTAGGTGGAATGACAGGAGCTACAAACGCATATCTAACTCAAGCTGGAGCTAGTTTATTAACTAGAACTGGAGCTGAAATTGCAGAAGTTGGTATTGGAGCACCAGTACTAGAAGGAAGAGCACCAACTCCTCAAGATTTTGTCCATGCGGCTGGTATGGTAGCAGGTATCAAGGGTGTAAACAAACTAGCTAGTAAAGGATACAAAGAAGTTAAGCAATTTGTAGACGATGCTAGAAAGCCAGAGTTTACATACGAAGCAATACCTAAATCAACTCAAGGTAGAGATGATGTATATAAAGCAAGTGCTGATATTTCTGCAAGTAAAAAATTAAGTAAAGAAAAATTAAAACAAGTATGGGCTAGAGGGGAAAAGCAAAAAGGGTATGTAGTTACAGAAGGTAAAGACACAATACAATTTAAATCATTTGATGGCAAAACTAGGTCTTATAAAAAAGGATGGTTTTTTAACAACTTTAGCCCAGAAGACAGAGCTAATTTAAACCCTAAGCAAAGAGCAGGTTTTCTAAAAAAAGATATAAGAAAACTAGAATCACAGTTAAAATATCCAGCAAAAGTAAAGCAAACTAATAGAGCTAAACTTATAGAAAAAACTGATGAAAAAAAGTTAATTAATTTAGACAACATTAGTAATGAAGCTAAAAATAAATACTATGATAATTTAAAACTAGAATTATATGCTAAACAATCTTTAAAGAATCTAGAAAAAAATGGTATAAGAGTCATTAAACCAAGAGTTAGTATGTTCATGGACAAGCTACTTCCAGAAAAAGTAAATAAACTTTTTGATGTTATTAGACCAGCTAAAAATCAAGGAAGTGTAGACCCAATTAGAAGAGCGTACATTGGATTAGCTGATGAGTACCTAACAAGTTATAGAAGGCTTACAGCAGAAAGTCACGACATGATGCAAAGAGCTGGTTTTTTAAACGACAAACCTACAAAATCTCAAGTAAACAATTTAGCAAATAAACTAGGTGTATCTACACTAGAAGCTTCAAAAAACTATTGGACTTTATTAAGTGATGCAGTAGAAAAAGGAATTGATATACCAGAAGTAGTTGCATATAAACGAATTACTGACGGTTTATTTCAAACTGCTAAAGAATCTGGTGTTGATGTAAGTGGATACTTTGATAGATACATACCTAGAATATTAAAAGAAGATATAGCTGAATCTATATTTGCAGATATAGAGGGTTTAGCTAGTATTGCATTTAAAGGGGCAAAAGAGTCTAGAGATAAAACAGTTAAGAGTTCAATGAGCACATATCAAGATGTAATAGATATGATTTTACAAGCAAAAAACAATCCTGACTCTTGGGCTAAGTCTCATAAACAGGAAGCTCGATTTTTAAATAGAATAGTTAAAGCATCTATGAATAAGTTTGAAAACGAAAACACTAGAATAGGTATGACATCTTTTCTAGAAAAGGGTGGAGAGCTTGCGTATTATAAAGCAATGACTAAGTTAGCTAAGGAAACTTCTGGTGAGCTTTTTAGATTAGATGGGAACATAGAAAAAAAGAGAAAAGTTACACTACCTATGGAGTTTTATGAAAGGGATATTAAAAAATTACTTGGTATATACTCCATGAACGTATCAAGGCGTACAGCAGAAGTAAAACACTTTGGTAAAAAAGGTGAGATGGCTACTGCTTTATTTAAAAACGCAAATAAAGATGACAGGATAATAATGAAAGAATTGCATAGACATATACTTGGAGATATAGCATATGCCAGAGCCTATAACTTTAATCCATCTATAAAAAACTTTCTACAAAAAGCTATGGAGTTTGAAACAGCTACTAAAATTGGTTTAGGTACAGCATCAGCAATGAACTTGTCACAGTTTACTATATCATCAGCTTTATCCGCAGGATACTGGAGGTTTACTAAGGGTGCGTATAAATATGTAACAGATAAAAAATTTCGTGAGCAAGTCAAAGCATCTGGAGCTGACTTGTATAAATACGTAGATGAGTTGATGGAAATTTCTCCAAATGATTCTTTATCTAAAAAATTAGTACATAAAATTACTGATGTATCACAGTTCAATAGAATTAATTCTATAAATAATATATTAGCCGCATCAACAGCTAGAGTTTTTGTAGATGATTTAGTAGCAGTAGTGTCTGGCAATAGAAATATATTTAATCCCGGGCAAATGGGCTCTAAAAAATGGGCTAAGGCAACTCTTCTTAAGATGGGAATAGAACCTAATCAAATAAAGAAAGGAAAGGTATCTGAATCTGCAATGTTAAATGCATTAAGTAAATTTGCAGTAGATACTCAGCTACAAAAAAACATACTATCAGACCCATTAGTTTTAAATAGACCTACTTGGAAACCATTTCTACAATTTAAATCTTTTGGGTACAGACAATATAATTTTATTAAAGACACATTAACACATGATGCTGTTAACTACAATGTTCTACCTATGCTTAGGTTAGCAGGTGCTGGTTACGCTACTGGAGCAGTAGGTTTAAAAGCTAAAGAGTATATGAAGTCTATGATATCTGGAGAAGAACCATATGACCCAGCTAGATTTTTAGAAGCAGATGGTAAAGAAATAATAGAAAACGTAGCGGCTATTGGAGCATTTGGATTTCTAGGAGACTTTATGTCAGCCGCTCTAGAAGAAGGTAGAACATATAGTAGAGCTTTAACATTTCTAGCTACACCAGCATTTATGTCTGACATAGATATGTTCTTAAATTCTTTTTTACCAGCATTAGAAAGAGATTATAAAAACTACCAAGGCGACTTTGTAAAAAGAGTTCCAGCTAGAGTTATGAAATTAACTGGTAGTCCTCTATTAAAAGACTTAGCAAAAAGGGAAGGAATAGAAACTAGAGGAATGAGAAAAGATAGAATAACATTTCTTAGAGGCAGAACAAAGTCTGCTATGCTAGACAAACTTGTTAAGTCATCCTCTAAAGAACAGTATGATGAGGTTATAAGAGATGTTATGCAATGGAATAGAGCCTACCCCCAGTATAGAATTAATATAACAGACATAGACCACAAAGCTATAATGAAACGAAAGATGCAGAAGTGGAAAAAGAAAAAAGATGTCTAACACAGTCAAAGGATACTTTGAACCCTCTTCTACTAATGTTCATAGTAACATAGATGATTTAATACTACAAGCTAAGTTAGATGAGTTTGCTAAAACTGGTGTTATGTATGCAGATAAAAGACCTAAGTACATAGGTGGTGCAGATGATGTTGTAGCTAATATAGCTTTATCTCCTATACTAACTTTAAAAAGCATTGGTAAAGTTGGGAAAAAAATACTAGAAAAAACTGGATTACGTAATCCTGTAACCCACTATACCACTGGTAGTGGTGCTACTGAGATATTAAAATCTGGAACAATACGTGGTAGAGCCCAAGCATTTCCGGGAAAAGCATTTAAAGAAGAAGCTGTTGATAAAAGACTAAGAAAGCTTTATGGAGAAGGTGTAGGAAGAGAAAAATCTCCTGCGGTTTCTGTTACTAGAGACCCTATGTTTTTATCTAGACCTCACAGTCATGTAGGTTCAGACATTGGTCTTATTATGGATAGAGACCAGTTAGTAAGGCAAGGTATGAAGATTCAACCTTTTGCAGAAGAAGGATATAGAAAATTATACACACCTGAAATTGACTGGAGATTCCCAAATGTTACTAAAGTGTTCTACAAAGGTCAGCAGAAAAATAAAGATTGGTTAGAAAAAAAACAAATTGAGTTAACAAGGCAGGGAAAAGATTGGTTAAAGGAATTAAATAAAACTGGTTTGCGTCTTGAGTACCTAGGTAAAAAGTTTAATCCAAAGTTTGAACTTGAAGAAAGAGTAAGGGGTTATATCCCTACTGAGAACATTAGACTTATAGATTTAGCAAGGCTTTCGCCAGAACAAAGCAATATAGACCTTAGAAGGTTCCAATCAGTATTTGAATTAGCGAGGTCAAAAAAACCAATAGTAAAAAGTTTTGAGGCTAAAGAGGAGTTACAAAAAACATTGAATATGTTAAAAAATATTTCTAACCGTAGGTTTCCTAAAGGAAAACCGTTTATTCAGTATTTACAAGAGCAAGGAATAGATATACCGGACTACATGCAGGCTACTAAAGATTTATTGAATACACCAACATATAGATTTAACCCGTTTCTTAAAAAGGCTTAGGTGTTCCACTTACATTATCTCCCATATTTTTAGCTATCTTAATAGCATCAGCCTCACTATCAGTTACTAAGCAACTGTTACCATGATACCCAACCTCGCATGAATTAGTACTACCGTATCTATTCTTAGCTACTATCAGCTCTAA